AGGTGCTGATGAAGCTACTCTGTATCTTTCGCCAAAACTGTTTACTCCTGTAATATTAGCTGCTGTTGTATTAACATTTGATATTGAACCAGCTACTGTATTAACATTAGATATTGAGCCACCAACATTAGTAACATTAGTGTTGTTAGATGCTACTGTATTTATATTTGTTAAATTACCAGCAACTGTATTTACATTTGAAATAGAACCACCAACATTTGTTACGTTGGTATTATTTGATGCAACAGTATTTATATTTGTAGAATTATCAGCAACCGAAGTAATGTTAGAATCGTTGTTTGCAACAGTAGTAACATTAGATGCAATACCAGCAACTGTAGAAACTTCTGTAGCTTTAGGTGTTAATCTATGAAAAGTGTAAGTATTTAATGTTGTAGTTGTTTCTACAAGTACACCAAACCCTGCTGTTAAAACTGTAGAACCACATCCAGTTATTGTTACTGTAGAGCCACCTACAGTTCCACTTGATATAGAAACTGTACCTCCAGATGGTGTTCTTGTACTTGATATTGCTTGTATCGAAACGATTGTTCCTGCACCATCATTTACATCTGGGTTTGTATTTGGAAAACTTGTTTCATTTGCTATTGGAAAAAAACCACCTACGTCATCTACTAAATCTATAACTCTTGCATTAATAGCAGCAGTTGTTGCTATAAAATCATCACTGTTAGACCATGATTGACCAGAGTTAATTAGTTCAGATGTATCTTTATTTAAAAATCTAGTATCAGCAGCAGATGTTGTATAGAAAGTATTATTATCTGGTGTATGACCAGATTGTTCTGAACTTGTAACTATAGCTGCATCTGCTATTTTAGAAATTGTTACTGCATCATCTGCTATCTTTGCAGTAGTTACATTGGTATCAGCAATCTTTGCTGTTGTAATTTGTGAATCTGCAATATGTGCAGTATCAATACTACCATCTACATAGTGTTCTGAATCTATACTATCATCTGCAATTTTACTACCATTAACTGCATCACCAGCAATTTTTGCAGTAGTAACATTACTGTCTGCTATTTTTGCAGTTGTAACATTTGCATCTGTAATTTTTGCAGTAGTAATAGCATCATCTGCTATTTTAGTTGTAGTAACTGCACTAGCATTTATTTTTGCTTCAGTAACTGCGTTTGCATTTACTTGTGATGCTTGAACTGCATTGTCTGCAATCTTTGCATTAGTAACTGCATCATCTGCAATTTTAACTGTAGTAACAGAACCATCTGCTAATGTTATAGTTGTAACAATTCCAGTTGGAATTGCGTTATTTGTTTTAGATAATATACCAATATAAACTCTTGAAATAGAACCTGATGTAAGAGTTCCAGAATCGAAAGTAACATTGATTGTTGTGTTTGAAGAAAATGAAGATGAAGCTATTGTTCCAAATAAAGTATTAGCTGAATCTATAATTTTAATTCTTCTACCTGCATGATATATTGCACTTACATCTACACCATTAATTGTAAAAGAAGTTGCTGATGCGTAAGCTGCTGTGTAAGCACCATCACCATCACCATATTCTATCCATTGTGCATCATTAAACCACTCTCTAGTATTTTTCATTAATGCCCTAATTGCATTATTTAGATTAGAAGGAAGCATTCCTTCTGCAACTGAAATACCATTTAGTGATGTGTTACTAGCTTGTGTTGTTGAATAATCTTTTATACCTGCCACTTTATTCTCCTATGAACCAAGCAAATGCTTTATTGTTTTCTTGATTCTTTTCATTAATCAATGCGTTGATAGCTTCTTCAATTTGTCTTTGAAAGAACTCTTGAGTTTCAAAACTGTATCTTACGTTATCTATATCACTTTTATCTGTCATCGCAACCCTGCTCTTGATGCAACAATATCAATTCCTTGAGCATCAGACCAAGCTCCTCCACTTGGTATTTTTACATTAAATTTTACATATCTTCCAGATTGTCTTACTGGATTTATGCCTGATGTATTCATACTTGAAACAGATGATTCTGTACTACTATCTGCTAGTTTATCTCTAGTTTTTATAGTTACAGAGGCTTCAGCATCTACAATAGGTCTAACACCTATTATATTTGATCTTGTTCCTGGAAACAACTCAATTTCTGAAGTTTCTATTTCTCCAACATTTGCAGTACCAGAAAAAATAGCTGCTTTGAAATTACTATCTATAGCACCTAATAGTAATTGTCCTCCAGACCAAAAGTCAGTATCTAAAGCAATATTAATTTGATCCAAATTTTGAGATATAATATCCATTAACTCTACTGTATATGCACCAACAAATTGTGAAAATATTGTACTAGCATTAGCTTCAGCAGTTGACCATTTTTGTGTAGCATAATTATAAATTAATATTTTATCACAAATACCTGTAGTATTAGATGTATTAGAAGCTGAAGGATATAACCACATAGCAAGTTGATTAAATGGATCAACAGCAGCACATATTCTATCAGCAAATGCTTTGTTCAAATCTACATCAAAAAATCTATTCACTTTTTCTGCACCTATTGAAATTACTTGATCGCCATTAATTTCAAAGAAACCATCATCTGCATAAAAAAATACTCTACGATTATCTTGACAAACTGTTCTACCATATACTGCACCTCTGTTAGGTGAAATTACTGATAATCTAAATACTGTTGCACCACCAACATAGTCCATACGAACTATTTGATTTTGTCTAAACACATAACCAATCTCTCCTGATGTTATATGCGTAATTTGTCCTCCTGAACCTGGTAGGTCTTGCAAGTCTGATTGTTTAGTTCCAGGTGACCAAGTTGCAATATCATTAATACCTGACCATTGTATTCTATTAGATGCGTTGCTATGGTTTCCTGTAACTAAAAAATCTCTGATAACACCTGATACTCTAAAGTTAGGTAAAGTACCACTTGTAACAATAGTAGATAAATTTGCAAAATTAGTTGATGTACCCATTAAAAAATATTGTGGAGCATCTACACCATTTGTTGCAATTACATAATTACCAAATTGTGTAAATGTCCAAAAGTCATCATTAGAACCTGTAAGACTAGATTTTCTTGAAGTAAAAGTACCACCAGCTAATTGATATATATTGGTATTTGTAGAAACAAAATTAAAAACTGTATTTGAGTTATCTCTAAATGAACCTGCACCTCTACTATCAGCAGCAATATTATTTGATGAATAACTTACCAATGAAGGAAATCTTTTATAAGATTGTCTTGCAAAATAAACATTGTTTGCAACATTAGCACCAGGATTATTATGCTCTGGTTGGTCAGGAAGCCACTCTCCAAAAGGTATTTGCATTATTCTCCTATTGGTTATTGTTCGTTACTGCAAATGATCTTTCATTGAAAGAACCAGCGATTGTTACATCACCTCTTTGTTGTAAAGGTGCATTACCATATTGATCTTCTCTGTCATTTCTTTCAAGTCTTTCTAGTGCAGTAACATATTGTTGTTGCCATTGTTGAACCTGTCTTGGTTCAATACCACCCAAAAAATTTGCAGCATGATATAATGCTCCATATAAATATATAGATGGATGATTAGTTAAAATATAATTTGATGTATTAGATGTTGATAAAGGATCAAATTCTTTAAAATAATTAATTGTTGCTGTGTATGTAGATGCTGGAGTTGGTGCAAATCTAAAATTATCTCCTAATATTGTAAATGTACTTGGCATACCAGAAGTTGAACTACCTTTTATTTGATCCATTTGAGCTGGAGTAATATATTTTAAAGCATATTTAGTTCCACCTTCTACAATATATATATCTCTTAATTGTAAAAATCCTGTAGGTAAAGCAACTGTTTCTGCATTAATAGTAAATGAACTATCAGTTGCATTCATTTTTCTTATTCTTAATTTTGAGTTAAAATCTTTTTCTGCAAGAACAATAAAATCTTCAGCTATCTCTGATGTTAAATCTGATCTATTTAGCCAATTTGCTATTGATGTTTTTAATTCTGTATAATTTGATAAAGCCATTACAATCTACCCTCTGCTGTTCTAAAATATCTAAACTCACTTGAGTTTAATTTTTTTTTTAATATTTGTTTTTGCACTTCTTTTGGAAGTCCAAACCAATTATTACTACCATTATACTCATTTGCCCAAACAGATAAAGCTATTGTTGGAATACTGGCTACTCTTTTCATTTCTCTTGATTTAGAATA